CATATGAAAAACAAGATCCTTGGTCAAACAAAAGTAAAGTATTACCCTACTTAATTGCCAAGCGTTGTAATAATTTGATTGAAAGTGTACAGGAGTTTATTTAATGAAACAATATGTTTTTGAAGTTTTAGAAGAAATGGCTAAACAAAGAAGTCGTGATGATAAAGTTCGTGTTTTAAAAGAAAATGAAACATGGGCTTTAAAAGATATTATAAGAGGATCGATGGATACTAAAATCCAATGGAATATGCCAGCTGGTGAGCCTCCATATACTGCAGCAGCAGCACACAACCACCCTACTAATTTAACAAAGCAAAACGCACAGTTCAGATATTTTGTTAAGGGTGGAGCTGGTGATGAAATGGCAAAATATAAAAGAGAACAAATATTCATTGGAATTCTTGAAGGCATTCATCCAGAAGATGCTAAGCTTGTTATTAATATGATTAATAAAAAGAAAATTCCTGGGATTTCTAGACCAGTTGTAGAAGAAGCTTTTCCAAAACTACTAACGGATTAGTAGAATTTCAAATCAATTCAAAAAACAACTGTGTACAAACTGCAAAAAGCATGGTATAATTAATATATTATTTAAGAAGGTGAAAGTATGAATATTTTTGTATTAGACAACGACCCAACAACTGCTGCAACTATGATGTGCGACAAACACATACCTAAAATGATTATTGAAGCAGCACAAATGCTATGTACATCTCACAGGTTACTTGACGGTACACCTGAAAGACGTAGGTCGAAGTCTGGCAAAACTATGCAACAGTATTATACATTTGGTGATGATCGTGATGATGTATACTATGCTGCAGTACACAAGTATCATCCATGTACAGTGTGGACTATGGAAAGTTTACAAAACTACAACTGGCATTATACACACTTTGTAGGTCTAGCCACCGAGTTTGAATTTCGTAGAAATAAAAAACATGCAACTTTCGAAAAGCTTGGTAAAGTTCTTGTCAAACCCCCTATAAATATACCAGATGTTGGTCTTACAGAATTTGCACAAGCAATGTCTCAATACCCAGATTGTATCGTAAAAGGTAATGCTGTTCAAGCATACAGAAATTACTATCATACAGCAAAACCGTTTGCTAAATGGGATTGGGGAAGATCAGCTCCTGAATGGTGGAAAGGATATCAAGGTGCCTAAGTATACAGTAAAGCCTCTAGAAGAGGGTGACGAATACGAAATAGATATTAAGTCAGATGAATTGCAGGCTTATCTTAAAAAACACAATTGTATTAAAGTTCTTACGTTTCCAAATATTGTTTCTGGTCAAGGAAGCTTATTGTCAAAGACTGACAATGGCTGGAAAGATAATCTCGCTAGAATTAAAGCAAATTCTGGTAGAGGTAACACAATAAAAACATAGGAATAATCAATGAATACATTTTTTATAGTAGTAACATTTGTAATGGCATCGGCTACTCAGCTTGATAGACCATTATTTGTATTTGCTAAACCTAATTTTGATGAGTATATGAAATGTTGGAATTACGTACAAGCAAATAACATGAATATATATAGAACTGCAGCTAATGAATATAACTTTAAACATAAGCCTGAAGCTATATTTTGTATTAACCAAGAAGCAATAAAGGAAATATTTAATTATAATGCACCAACAATTGAAAAGAAAAATATTTAGCCATGACACAATTGATATTGGTTATCAAGACCTGGATGCTACAACTACAAAATCAGGCAGAACTTATAATACTCCTGATGGTAAGTCTTATCCTAGTATCACAACAGTTCTAAGCATACTTAGTGAAGATGCTATAAGAGCTTGGCGCGAACGTGTAGGTGCAGAACAAGCAGATATGATTAGTGGCAAAGCATCTAGGCGTGGCACAAAGGTTCATAGCATATTAGAAAAGTATTTAAATAATGAAGATACTACAAAAGAATTACCGCACATCAGACAAAGTCTCGCAAATCTCAAACCTATACTTGATGAGAGTATTGGAACGATATTCGGTCTCGAGGTGCCTTTATTTAGTCATCATTTACAATTAGCTGGAAGATGTGATTGCATCGCACAGTTTAATGGAGTACCCTCAATAATTGATTTTAAAACTTCTAAATATATTAAGAAGAAAGAAAGAATCACAAACTATTTCGCGCAAGGTGCAGCATATGCCATCATGTACGAAGAAAGAACGGGAATGAAAATACCCAATATAGTAATTATAATGGATGTTGATCATGAAAAACCGTGTGTGTTCGTAGAACATAGAGATAACTGGACTAAACTATTAGAGGATACGATTGATGAATATAGAAAACGAAAAATGTTTGGACACTAATATGCCAATAGGATTAACATACGTTGTTCAATTAAGATATGAGTTTGAAGAACTCACTAAAGGCTATAATATGAAAGTATCTGGTTCGGATATAAATACAATAGAATGGTTTATTGAAAATGGCCACAGGTCAAATTCACTTCGTAATGGATTTAATGATGCATTAACAATAGCGAAGGTAATAAAGGAGTTCTACGATGGCCGAAGAAGAAATGAAACAACAGGGTTTTCATCCAGCTGATACTAATGGTGATGGCATTGTAACTGACGAAGAGCAGGCAATGTATTTGGAGTTTAAGAGAAAAGAAATGGAAGACGCAGACGCACAAAGAGATGCTATTAGAAAAATGGCATGGTTTGCTTTATTTGGATTATTATTATACCCATTTGGTATTTTCATAACTTCTGCATTTGGATTATCTGAAGCAGCAGGATTAATTGCTGATATTGCTCCAACATATTTTGCATCAATTGCTGTTTTAGTTTCAGCATTCTTTGGCGCTGATGCACTAAAAGGTAAAGCAAGTAAACCAGTAAAAAAATAAAATAAGGATTTTGTTATGAGAAGATTGATCTACCAAGTTTATACTGGAAAACCATCGAAGCTGTATGATCACTGTACAGCTTCGGTTAAAGCATACGCTGAAAAAAATAATGTAGAATACATTATTCAAACTCAACCTATAATGAAAATTAAACCTGACGTATTTGCCACAAATCGTAGTAAAGAGTCATACGAAAAATATGGAGGGTTTTTACCGATATATGAAAAAGAAAACGCATTTGATTACTTTAGTAGTTACGACCAAATTTGCATTATTGATGCTGATATCTGGGTGCGCAATGACTCACCAAACATCTTCGATCAATTGGACTCTTTTGGTGGAACCGCCGAATTTGCTGGAGTTGTGGAAAGAATGGCGCCAATCCTCCCATGGTATAAACAAAAACTAGCAGGATATACTAGAATGCAGTATTCTCAACTTAGTGATGTTGACTGGGAATGGAATAGCGATGGTGCATTATTTTATAATATGGGTCTTATGCTTATGGATAAAAGTATATTAAAATACCTTAAAGGCCAAACTGGAAAAGAATTTATACAAAGATCTGAATTTAAAAACTTCATTGATGGCCTAGGCGCATGGAAATGGAGCACAGATCAAACCCTATTAAACTATTGGGTTAAAAAAGAGAAAATGGTCCAGACATATCTTAATTGGAAATGGAATGCATTATATACAGCAATTCCAATTGAAAAAGTTAAAGAAGCTTATTTTGTACATTTCTTTCTTAAAGACAAATTACCAAACGGTGGTGAAAACGTGGATGAATTAATGGAGATTGTTCAATGAAAATTCAAATTGATATAAGTATGGGTGAATATATAGATAGGTATTCTATATTAATAATAAAACAAGACGAAGGTCTTGACGTTGCAACAGAATTAAAACAATACAAAAGTCTTGATTTAACTCATCCAGGATTTGATTTTTATTTAGGTATTATGCTAGCAATTAATCAACAGTTATGGTATTTAGAAGATATTAAAAGAAAAGATGTAGAAAGATTTAGTAAAGAAGAATCTAATACTGCATTTCTTATTACTCAAATAAATGATTTAAGACATGAAACTAAAAAACGTATTGATATATATTTTGGTAGCGAAATAACAGAGAAGAAAAGCCATTGAAACATATAGCTTTAAGGTCTAAAAGTGTAAGAAGCGGTGATAGACCATATACTACTCCAGGTTTAGGCGATAGATGCCATAGTTTATTAATGGCATATCAATATGCAAAAGCGCATAATACAGCTGTAACGATTCATATTACAGATGACAAATGGAGTGTTGCTGGCGGTGTACCTTCTGCTAAAAAGAAAAAATCATGGATAGAACTTATGAGTCTATTTCCTGCTGAGATAATTTATTTAGAACCACATCCAGTTGAAAATTTAACAGAAGTTGAGTGGATTAAATATTTAAAGAAAAAAGGTATCGACGCATACATTTATCATTATGAAGATACAATTCATATGCATCCTAATGAAACACGTGTTGGTATCGAAATGTCTCAATATTTAAAAACTTTGCCTGAATTAACTCCATCTGTAAGTAATGGTTGGTTACCAGATGAATTTATTACTGTACAGTGGGATTCAACTGATTCGCGTAGAACTTTACCAGAAAACATAAGAAATAAAATACATGATAAATATAAATGTGCAGTGTTATACGTAGGTGGTGAAGGTAAAGGTTTATTAAAAGATTCAATACCGCACATAGGTTTAGCAATGAAAAATGCAAAAGCACATGTTGGCAGCGATTCCGGTATGATGCATATTGCACAGTTATATAAAAAATATGAAGATATACACATATACGATACAGCTGGTTCTTATAAATCGCATCATCTGGTAAGAGCGATTAATAACGGAACAAAATATACGAAAGTTTAATATTATGATGGCAACACACACAAATAAAGACTCTCACCATTTAATGCACGTAATAAAACCTAACACTGTTGGTGCAGAAATTGGTGTTTGGTTTGGTAATACATCAACACAATTTTTAAAAAGACGTTTAAAAAAACTATACATGGTTGATTCATATTCTGTTGAACCATATAAAGAAAACTCAGAAATGACGTATCAAGAATATCTTGCAAAATATCAACCGATTACTGGAGAGTTTGCAGAAGCAGGTTTTCAAAAATACTATGATAGAGTTTATACAGAAATTAATTCAAGATTTAGAACACACAAAGAAGTCGAAATCTGTCGTATGTTATCTGACGAATGGTTTAAAAAATACAATGACGTTGAATTAGATTGGATCTATATTGATGGTGATCATTCATATGAAGGATGCTTACGCGATTTAGAAAATGCGTTAAAAATAGTAAAACCAGGTGGACTTATATTAGGTGATGATTATGGTTGGCCACCTTTGAAACCAGGCGTAAACAAATGGGCTAAAGCTGGTGTGACAAAAGCAGTTAACGAATTCATAAATACCAATAACTTAACCAAGCATATGTTTAGACATGGCGTAACACAGTTCGAGATAAGAGTATGAAAAGATACACAGTTACTTATGAAGTAGATGGTCCAGACATTCCAAAAATAGCACATGAAATTGCTATTGGACAAAGTATTGGAAATCCAAATATAAGATCTGAAATAGAAAACGCCACAAACGTAAAAGATTATATAGCACAAGTCATAAGCATAAAGAAAAACATTGTTGTTATTGAATTTCCTTTAGGCGCATTTGATTGGCCAAATATCAATCAATTAATGTGTATTATTATGGGTGGTCATACTGATATTTTAGGTGTTGATAGATGCAGAGTAATAGACATAGACATACCAATTAAAACAATTGAACCGCTTTTAGGTATGAGTGGCTGGAAAAAAAGATTAAATGCAGAAAATAGACCATTATTTGGTGCTATCATTAAACCTAAGTCTGGTCTTAATAAAGAACAGCTGTTATCTTTAGTTAAAGACATGATGTATGGTGGAGCAGATTTTATTAAAGAAGATGAGATTATGGCAAATAACTCTTATTTACCTCTGCAAGAAAGAATTGATGCTATTGAACATCTTAAAACAATATCTGGTTGGAAAGGTTTTTACGCTTATTGTATTAACGCTGATCCTTTAGAGTTAGTAGACAACTGTGCAGCAGTAAAAATGGCTACAAGTAGTGAAGGAACTGTTGGCGGTGTACATATTAATTTTTGGTCTGGACTTGGTGCTTACACAACTGCTAGAAAATACTGGATTGCAACTCACTACCAAAGATCTGGTATACGCATTTTAACTGATCCAAGTAACAAGTATTCTTTATCATGGCCAGTTTTAGTAAAGTTAGGCTGCATGGCAGGTATTGATAGTATGCATGTTGGCATGTTGGGTGGATATTATCCAGAAGGTGAAAGCGAAACAGAAACACTTGAAGCAATAAAGATTTGTAATAAGTATAATGTTATTCCATCGTTAAGTTGTGGTATGAATCCAGTTCTTGCAAGAGAAATTAAAGAACGTATAGGTAACAATTGGATGGGATCAGTCGGTGGTTGGTTACACACTGGCGATGGAACAACTGGTAATACATTATACCATAAAGTAAAAGAAATGAGTGAGGCGATGTTATAATGAAAGTCATACTGCCTATGGCTGGAAACGGTCAGAGATTTTTTGATGATGGATATGATTTACCTAAACCACTAATCGATATAAAAGGCAAACCTATGTTTGCACGAGTTATTGAAAACTTATGGTTAGGCGATAACGTTAAGCCGTGGTGTATAGTTAGACAAGACCACGTTAATGAATATGAAATTGATAAACGTATTCTAGAACATTATCCTGATGCTCATATTATAATCATACCGGGTACAACCGAAGGTGCAGCATGTACTGTAAGGCTAGCTACAAATGTATTAGGTGGTGAACCTATGATAGTTGCAAATTGTGATCAATTGATGCGATGGGATCCTAAAGAGTTTTATGAAAAGATAGAAAGTAATTTATATCCAGGTGGTCTAATACCAGTGTTTACGCCAAATCATAATGAACCAAAACATAGTTACTGTGAGGTTGATAAATACGATAATTTATTACAACTTAGAGAAAAAGAAATTATAAGCGATATTGCAACAGTTGGCGTTTATTATTTTGGTGATGAGTGTAATTGGATTAAAGCACATGAAAAACAAATGGCTGCAAATGATAGAACAAATAATGAATTTTATTTAGCACCTACATATAACTATTTAGAAGAAAATGTTGGAATACATCGTATAGATGAAATGATAGGAATGGGAACACCAGAAGAATTAAATGATTTAAAAAATAGTGAATATTGGGATAAACTTGAGGACTTATAATGAAAATTGCAATTTGCATATCTGGCCTTGCCAGAGGTAACATAAAAAGAAACATCGGTTACTTAAAAAAAGCATTCCCCGATGTGCCTATGTTTTTTTCTTCATGGGAAGAGCACAAAAATGATGAATCAGAAAGGTATAATTCTACTTATTATCCTGAACCAACTATGCATTATAATCCGTGGTGTGAATGTGTAAAAGATAATCCTCATCCAAAATATCATGTTTACAAAAAACAGTTTTTAGAAAAAACTGGTGAGTCTCATAAAAAAAAGTTATTGAATGCGACTAAACAACTCATTGCACATGCGTATCAAGTTGCCGATTTACCGCAAGAATATGATATGATTATAAGAGCAAGATGGGATACAGTAGTTTCTGAAAAAGTAAATTTTAGCAAGTACTTAGAACAATCTTATAATGAAAATATGGCAATTGGTTTTGCTATACGAGGAGGCAGATGGACTGATCTTAATAGTTTTAAAGATATTGATCATGTGTTTATAAATGAAGATACTGATATTATGTGGAGTCGAGATTGGAGTTATTGGTTAAATGATTTTTTAATATTTCATCCACGTAACTTGTATGATACCGAATTAGTACACAAACTGCATAAAGAAAAAAAGTTATGGCCTGCTGAATATGGTTGGTATCAAATGTTAAGTACTTTAGATAATCATCATTGTGTTTATGGTGGCGTAGTAATAGAAAAATTTTGGCGCAACAGAAGATAAAATGCTTGATACATTAATGCAAAGATATAAATCTAATAGGCAAAAATATTCTTTATTTTATGAAAAAGAATTATTTCAATATAGACATAAGCCTTTAAATATTTTACAAGTTGGCGTAGAAAATAGTATAGTGGTTTGGCATAAATTTTTAGAAAGATCTAACATTTATTGTATTGACGAATTTGATAAAAGACAACCAAATAAATATAATTATCTAGGAGAAAAAAGAATATTTTGGTCAAGATGCGATACAATAAATCAAAAAAATATTAATGATGTTATGATAAATGTATGGAATAAACCAAGATTTGATATTATAATAGATAATGTTAATAATTTTGCGTACTCTAGAAAAGACTATTTAAGAAGATATTGCATTGGAAAACATTATATCGAAGACGAAACAGAAGTAAAGGTAATAAAATGAAAGCTTTTGCAATAGTAGTACCAGATAATAAGATTTCAATGTCTGGTTTTAATGAACTTAAAGAAAGTTATGAAAAGTATGGCCATGAAGATGGCCTTGAAATGCATGAAGCAATTGAACTTAATAAAGTAGAAGGATATTGTGGCGGTAATGGATTAACCTGGAATTATCCATGGGAAGGTCAAGACCTAGATATGAAAAGCGGTATGCTTAAGTCTGCATATCAAACCGCAGATAAAAGAAAACGTATGTCGTGTTTTTTAAGTCATTGGTATTTGTGGCAGAAGTGCAAAAATCTTAATGAGACTATATTAATACTTGAACACGATTCTAGGTTTATAAAAAGATTACCAGCTGATAGTACATTTGATAAAGCACCTTTTGATATTATAGGAATAAACGATCCATCAATGGCAACTCGTAAATCTAAAATATACCATGATAAAATCCAAGAAAAGATTGATTTCTTTCAGCCAGTTCCAAGAATTGACGAATACAATATACCGCAAGGTTTGGCTGGTAACTCAGCATATGTTATAAAGCCAGCAGGCGCACAACTTATGATTGATTTAACACAAGAATACGGTATGTGGCCAAACGATGCACTAATGTGTTATCAATTAGTCCCTAAGCTTGGAGTAACACGTAATTTCTATACAAGAATACAAGGATTGAGGTCAACAACAACACTATGAAAATGTATGTAATAACAATAACAGAAAATGATCGATCAGTTCAAGTTGCTGATAGATGCGTTAAAAGTGGTTTAGTATTTGGTTATAAAATAAACAAGCATAAAGCTTACACTCCAGAAAACTGTGATGTATATGAAGAGTTAAAAAAACTTAAATATCCTTCTGCAGCATTTAATGAAATATATAGTAGACCAGAAAATTGTATAGCAGGGTTTTTAAGTCATCATAGTTTGTGGAAAAAGTGTGTTAGGTCTAAAGAGCCTATAGTTATATTTGAGCATGATGCAGTATTAGTTGGAGACGTTCCACAAATGATGATGTTTGACATTTTAAATCTTGGTAAACCGTCATACGGTAAATTCAATACACCATCATTTATAGGTTATGGCTCACTAGTATCTAAGCCATATTTCCCAGGCGCACATGCATATAGATTAACGCCAAAAGGTGCACAGCAATTGATTGATGAGTGCGTATTTTCTGCAGGTCCAACAGACATATACATACATTCAAGTAAATTTACACTAGGTGAATACTATCCATGGCCAGCAGAAGCCAGAGATAGTTTTACTACAATACAACAAAAACAAGGGTGCTACGCAAAACATAATTATGGCGAAACCTACGAAATTATTTGATCAAGCATTTTTAACTGGATGCGATGAAAGCCATGAGTGGATTCTTCCATGGTTTTTAAAGAACTTAAAAAAACACACTAAAAGTCCAATAGTATTTGCTAACTTCGGTCTTAGTGAATTAGGTCTTAAGATTATACGTGAAAACGTAGATGCAGTAATGGATCTATCAAATGTTAAAGAATCTGGTTGGTTTAAAAAACCGTTATCAATGTATAAATGCCCAGCTAAAAAAACTGTATGGTTAGATACTGATTGCGAGATAAAAGATAATATTGATGGCATATTTGATTTACTAGAACCTAATAAACTATCAATGGTTGAAGATAAACCGTGGACTTTAAGACGCGGGCACCTATGGCACAATTCAGGTGTTGTAGGTTTTATAGATAAACCTATAATATTAAGTAGATGGGTAGAAGCAATTAGAAAAAATAAACAAGAGGTAGGAGATCAAGAAGTACTTGATTCACTATTGACCCCTATTACTAAAATTAATGCAATAAACGATCTGCCTAACGAATATAACGTATTAAGAATACAAGTAGAAAATGATGGTTATACTGGTAAAACAAGAATTATGCATTGGACTGGACCAAAAGGTAAAGCAAAAATTAGGAGTATGTTATGAGTAAAGTCGTACACATTATAGGTAACGGTGATCAATCTAGTTTGTATCAAAAAGAACAAAGAGTTGGAATGAAACTTACTTGTAATATTCCACCTTGGCCAGTACCTGGTGCCTATGGTACAATCATGGTTGACTTTAAAATGATGAGAGCATTGCATGAAGGATCGTTGACTATTCCGGGTGATTGGATTTTAGGTATGAGACCTAAAATTTGGATGGATCAACAATCTACATTTTATGTAAAACATTCACACCAAGTAAAGGAATTCTACACTACACTTCCAAAATATGTAGCAAACTACACAGATTTTAATTGTGGTCATATGGCTGTACATTATGCTGCAAACAAAGTTAAAGCAGATGAAATACATCTATATGGATTTGATTCTCTTTTTGATTTTAATTTAAGAAGTTGTTCTGATTTCTATCTTAATTCTGATAGAGGTAATATGAACAGCCACAGATTAGCCAACAATTGGCGTCCTGTATGGGAAAACATGTTTAAAGAGTTTCCTAATACTAAATTTGTACTTCATCATGTTCATAACGCTATTAAAGTTAACATAACAAACAATGTTAATATTGTAACATACGATTCTAAAGCTAATATGAATTAGTTAACATGTTCACAACAAACTTTGAAAAAAGTGAAAAAAAAGGTGTACAAACCTCTTTTTTTATGGTATAATATATATATTAAAATGAAAAAAGCGGAGAAAATAATATGTCAAAAGTTAAAAGTTTAGTTATGGATTCAATGGAAGAATTTTACAATAACGCTGAGCATATCATTAAAAATGCCAATTCCTTATCTCAGGCCAAAGAACATGTTGAAATCATGAGAAACAGAGAATTTAACTGGTTAGATGAATCTCAAATTTCTGATGAAGTTGAGATGTACTGGTATGCTTAATAATACTGATTATTTAAAAGGTTTATTGTTTGGCGTATTTGGTATGCTAGTATTAACCTATTGTACACCAGTAAACGCTCAAACACATAAACAAGAAGAAACAACCTGCTTAGCAAAAAATATGTATTGGGAAGCACGCAATCAATCTATGGAAGGTATGATTGCCGTAGCGTATGTTACTATGAATAGAGTTCATGACGACAGATTTCCAAATACAGTATGCCAAGTTGTATATCAAGGTCAGCATTCTAAATGGTTTTTAGAAACACATAATAAGTGGCACCCTCTTAGAGATAGATGTCAATTTAGTTGGTATTGTGATGGAAAAGCTGATGATGTACCATCTATAGATCATGTATTGTATGATAGTATAAAAGTTATTGCTTCTAAAATAGTATATGGTTATAATTCTATACTAATGTACGATTTTACTAGAGGTGCAACACACTACCATGCTGATTATGTATCACCAGAATGGGCATCTAGAAAAACACATACAGTTACAATTGGTAAACACATATTTTACAGATGGGAACAATAAATGGATAAATGGTTAGCAATGCATATGAGTTGCTTAGATCACGAAGGTAAAGTAATTCCATACTTTTGGAGGAATAACAAATGAGTATTGATTCTGAATTAATGATAGCTGAGTTTATTGTAGAACATCACGGCCATAAAATAGAACCAGGTAATATACATGAAAATAATCAAACTGTAGTCGACTGGGTTAATAACGCAAAGAAAATAATAAAGGACAAGCATAAATGAGTAATGAATTGGTGAAAAGACCCAAGATATCTTATAAGTTTAATGAAGATATGTATGTTGATGAATTAATGGACGTTATTAACAGTACATATAAAGGACATTATTCTCGAGAACAGTTTCAAGCAACAGAGTTTATAGTTGACGGCGGTCATGGCGCAGGATTTTGTATTGGTAATATAATGAAATATGCACAAAGGTATGGCAAAAAAGGTTCAATTGAAGATGCAAGAAAAGATATAATGAAAGTATTACATTATGCAACTATTATGTTACATGTACATGACAGAGATCAATTCGATAATATAGCCGACATAGATAGTAGATTGTCTATGGGCGATTCAGATGAAGAATACAAATACAACACTGATTAGTGTCAAAAACCTGACAGTATATCGTGACATATTATTGTAAG